CCGCACTTCCTCCTCAACTCAACAGGTCGTTATAGTCCACCTCGACGAGCTGAAGCCCGATCGTCGGCGAGTCCCACTCGAAAGCGATCCCGACAAGTCGGTAGCGCCGGAACGGCGGAGACGCACCCCAGAAAGACTCGATTTCGACCAGGTCGCCCAGCTCCAGGTCGTAGGCGTCCTCCAGGGTCGCGCGCAGGCTCACGCGCGTCATCACCGTGTCGAGAGCCTCGTTCACGTAGTAGGCGAAGATCGGCCCGACTGCCGCGCTCGTCTTGTGCGCGTAGAACGTGAGCGGCTCGCCCCGCACGACGCCCCGCAGGCCCTCCGCGTACGTGAGCCGGGAATTCGCGACCAGAGACGAGAAGTCGTTATTCCCGTTCTCGATCCGCCCGATCGACCGATACGCCTCTGCGACTCCGGGGTCGAGATATCCCGCCTTCTCGTAGAGCGCCTCGAATCGGGTCGGCACTTCGTCGAGGTCGCGCGTTTCGATTCGGAGGTCGCGCCATTCGCTAATCGCTCGCGGGCTCGCGGACCAGTGGGGCGTCGTGGACTCGTCCGAATTCAGCGCCCGGTATTGCGTGAAGAGCGTTCCCTCGATCGGGACGATGTTCGTGCGGAGCTCGTACCCGATTCGAGCGAAGACCTCCGAGAGCGTCTCCCCCGCTTCGCGGAGGTCTAGGTGCGGCTCTGCGCTCGACAGGTTCGTGTTCGCGGTCGAGAACGAGGACGTGTCGAGCGCCGACGACGGAGCCAGTGTGTTCCGAATGAACCCGGCCACCTCGTCGATCGTCTCTACGTCGCTCGACGTCAGGAGGGAGAATTCCCGGATCTCGAACGTCCAATTGACAAGCCCGAGGTCGTCGTCGGCGACGAAACCGATGCGAGTCACGTTCGACAGAGTGACGCCGGATCCCGTGTCGACCTGGTCGGCGTGATTCGTGAGGTCGAAGGCGAGCCGGACGAATTCGTCTTCGACCGCTGCGACGGCCGGATACCAGTAGTCGGTATAGTTCACCGACGACGAGTACAGCCGGAGCGCGATCCCCCTCGTCGCGTCGAGGCGCGAGACGTCGTCCACGTAGACGTCGGCGACGATCGAATAGCCCGCCGTCGAGTAATTCCCCGGAGACGAGAGCGCCCAATACGCGCCGCCCACGCCAGCCGCCCCCGGAGGCTGCACGCGCAGCCGGTCGCCGCCCTGGATCGACAGAGTCGTCGAGCCGATCGACGTCCAGCCCGTCGTCGTCGTGAAGTCGGGAGCGAGCGGGATCGTGAGCCCCTCGTCCTTCACGCCCGAGCAGTCGGCGAGGATCGTCACGCCCTGTCCAACGCGCGTCCCCCCGGCGACCTCCGCGCCTTGATCGACGGACGCGGTCGGCACGAGGGGGTCCAGCTCGACCTCTACGTACGACGCTACGGCGTTCACGAAGGCCGACGTCGTCGCGCCGCTGCCGCTCGCTTGATCGAGGTAGCAGGTGACGGTCCCGCCCACGAGATCGGCAAGGGTCGCGTCGGGAATCGGCGTGTCCCAGGGGAAGGCGTACGTGTCGTATTCCTCGCCCGTTGCCGTGCGCGTCCCCATGAGCGTCTTCGACCGGCTCTCGTTGAGGATGCTTGAGTACTCCCCGTACAGACGGGTGGCCGACGTCCCATTCCCTTCGATTCGGAATTTCACGACGACGCGGAAGCGCTGAACGGTGCGCGACTGGTCCGGGACCGAGGCGGTCGGCCAGGACATTCGGATGCCGTCGTCGCTACTCGTCGTCGAGGTGTAGTCCATGAACAGGCCAGAATCCCCGAGCCCGATCGGGGCGTCGCTCGACACGGCCCCGGAGATCCCGGAAATCTGCTCGAATCCTCCGGGCGGAATCTCGACTATGTCGGGATCCGATCCGGCTTCGACGGCGACCCCGGGCTGGAGCGCGACGCCCTGCCCGATCGTCTGGAGCATGTCGGCGAAGTCGGCTTCGGTGAATACGACGCAGCCGAGCAGCTTCCCGTCGTCCGTCTCCGGCCCCCATCCGGGAACGTCGGTGTAGTAGGTGGACGGGATCCTGAGCCGCTCGCCGGACGGTTGCAGGAGCCACAGCTCCCGGACGCCTTTCGACAGAAAGCCCGAATAGACAAAGCGGACAGCTTCCGGGATCTCGATCACCGACGTCCCGATCCCGTGCGCGGAGACGGTACTCGACAGGCGTCCGCGCCCACTGCCGGCGATGTCGAGGAAGTTATTCCCGCTCGCATCGACGTTGAACCGGATCACCTCGCTCCCGACGATCGCGTCGAAGAGCGTCCCGGACGCAGGGAAGACCGACTCGTCCGAGATGGCGATATTCTGCTGCTCGGTCGAGTCGTCGATCTCGGCCAGGAGCGGCGTGATCCCGCCGACCTCGCGCCCGATGCAGCGGACCAGGTCGGGCTCGTTCACGGGGACCGGGTATCGCTTCCCCAGGTCGCGCGGGTCGACGCGCGCGGCATCCCGAGCGCGGGGCCAGTCGATCACCGGCTCCGTCGCGTTACAGATCAGCGTGAACGTCCCACTCTCCTGGCCGTAGTCTCCGATGCGCGCCACCTCGCCTCGGAAGCGGCAGACACGATCCGACCCCCCCAGCGAGGTCGCGTCGAACGCTGTCGTCCCGGTCGCCTCATAGGTGGGTTGGTATTCGGGGTCGAGGATCAGCGAATAGACCGCGATCGTCGCGCCGTGGACGCTCTCGTCATAGAGGAGCCTCCCGAATAGCGGGCCGTCGTCGAAGTCGGAGTCGATCAGCTCGATCCGCATCCCGTCCCGGAGGTCGAGGAAATCGGGGTTCGGGATGTGCGAAAAGCTCCGGTAGATCGGCGAGATGCTCGCGACGAACGGATCCCAGAAGGTCGCGAGGTACTCGATCGGTAGCGTCGAGAACGAATACGAGGTCGCGACCGTCCCGGCCCCCTTGTCCGAGTAGGTGGTCAGCTCGACGAGCGGAACCATGCGGACAGCGGGCGCGCGGAGCCATCGCTCCTGCGTCTCTGAAAGCGTGACGGCCACGCTATCCGACCTGCTCGATCATCGAGAGGGAACAGGCGTACGTGATCGAGCTGGCCGGGGACGGGTGGTCCTGCACGATCTCCGGCTGCTCTTCCAGCATCACGAGCGCGGGGCTGAATTGATCGTCCGGGGGCCAGTACCAGAACGGCCGGAGTCCCTGAGCAGAGATCAGGTCGAGGTAGAGCATGTCCGGCGTGTTCGGGAGGATCCACCCGAGGTCGAGCGTGAAGCGTCGGCGGATCGGGGACAGCTCCACGCGGCGATTGATGCCGCCGACGACCTCTTCGGTGTAGTCGTACACCTGGTCGATTCGCCAGTCGGGAGAGACGACGGTCGCCGCCGTGAAGGTCAGCTTCTGGCCGATCCAGAATTGAGAGATCGAGAAGGTGTCACCGCTCGCGGAATCCCCCGATAGCAGCCACCAGTAGCGATCGGTGGACCCCGTGAAGGTCTGATCTACGAGGGAATCGTCTGTCGAGGTGATCGCAAAATGAGTCGTATTGCCGACCGCGAAGGTCGCCGAACTCGACGAGATCAGACGAAGGTCGCGGTTCCCCGCGCTCGACCAAACCTTGCCCGCCGGGATCACGAGCGTCGTCACGATCGGCTGGGACCCCAGGTCGAAGCGCGGGCCAGCATTCAGGAAGCCGACCGCAGGTTGCCACGACGCGACCGTCCCCTGCCGGTAGTCGCGGAGCGCGCGGCGGTCGGCGTCACTGATCCCCGTCGTGTTCGGGCTCTCGGTGATCGCCGAATTCGCGATCGAGGCGACGGGGTGGTTGAACATGAAAGCGGGAGCGCGGTAGGCCATTAATTCGTATCCACAAGCCGGGAGCCGCCCGGCACCTTGATCCGCGTACCCCCCAGGAAAGGGCGATTCCCGGCGGCGAGGGCGGCGTCGACGACGGCCTGCTGGGACGAGCTCCGCGCGCGGACGCTACCAGAGAACGCCGCCGCTGCGCGCGTACGAGCGCTCGTGAGGGCGATCGACTGCAATTCGGCCTTGTACTCGCGGGCCGCGCTCGTGAGCGGACGAAGGGCGTCCCGCTCCCCGAGCAGCGCTTCCGTCAAGCGCTCCGTCTCGACCGCTGCGCGCTCCGTATCGACGCCGACCTCGCCGACGCGAGCTTCGTAGCGGGCCGTCGCCGTCCCCGCCTCGTTTGTCGCCTTGGTGACTCCGCGCATCGCGTCGATGTATTCCTGCGTTGCTGCTGCTGCCTTCTCGGTCGCCTCGGCGTTCTCCTCGACCTTCTCGGTGTTCTCGTCGAGCTGATTCCCCAGGTCGTCGAGGCTGTCTTTCCACTCGTTCGACCTGCCTGTCGCCCCCTCGATCACGCCCGCCCATTCGAGAGTTTCCTGTGTGAGTTTCGTCAGGCCAAAGCCGACGTCGAAAAGAAACTCTTGGAAGCGCCCGAGCGCCCCGCCCTGCACAGACTCCGCGATCCGCTCGTTCAGCTTCTCGACGGCGTTCGCAAATCGGTTCGTCGAGGCTATGGCCCCTTCGGTCGTCGCGCCAGAACCGAGCGCCTTGTTCGTGTCGGCGAATGCCTCGTTCAGCCGAGTGAGCGAAGCGGCGGCGGTCTGCGCGTTCGCCTGGATCCCCCCGGCGAATTTCTCGGCGATCAGGTCGATCCCCTCGCCTGCCTTGAGGGATTCGGCGGACAATTCCTTGAGCTCCGGGATCACCTCGCCAAGCTCGCCCGCGAAGCCGCCGACCGTGCGCGCGACGTTTCGCGCCGCCGATTCGAGACTGATCCCGAGCGCGACGGACAGGTTCGCCGCCGCCTCGGTCGTCTCGTCGATCTTCGACGGGGCGACTCCGAATTCGGCGATCAGCGCCTGCACGCTCTGAATCTGTTCGTTTGACCCGACGCCCAGCCGCTGGAGCTGGTCGGCCTGTTCGGCGAGGGCGGCAGTGTACTCGCGCGCAGCGGGACCGAGCGCGCGGAGAGACTGCTCGACGCGGCGCGTTACGCGCTCCTGCTCGATCGCCGCCGCGCTCGCGCTCTTCAGGAGCGACGTGAACGAGGACAGAGCCTTCCCGGCGGCTCCGGCCACGCCGAGGGCGATCGCCGCGCCTTTGATCTTCGCGAACGAGTCTTGAATCTTCCGCGACGGAGCGGAAGCCCGATCCTCGACCTCAAAGACGATCCTCTGCTTCAGGTCGCCGCGCGCCATGCTTTCCGCCTAGAGGTAGATAAGGGAAAATTCCCCGTTCGCCGCATTGTCGCGGCAAACCAGCTCGATCGCCCACGCCTGCGATCCGCCGAGGCTCGCGGGCTCCAGGCTCCGAAGCTCGGGGTGCGAGATCGAAAAGGTGTAGGCGTTGCAGGTCGCCCCGACCGTCGCCGACGTCCCCACGGTGAACGAGAGCGCCTCGGCGTTCGCGAGACTCGATTCCCCGAGCTGATCCAGCTCGTAGAGGAATTCCGCGTCCGTCGCGTCGATAGTCCCGGAGATGACGATCTCTCGGCCCGACTGCCGCGACACGGTCCCGGTCGAGGAATTCGACGAAGGCGTCGTCTCGACCGAATTCGAGATCGCGATCGACAACTCACTGAAGCCGATGGCCCGGTCGGCTGGCGTGTCCGGTCCCCACCGGAACGATACGCCCTGGATGAACGGGGCCGACAGGCTCGACTGATTCCCATAGTCAAACGGATTCGCGGGCCACGATCCCGACTCGTCGTAGCTGTCGAAGTTGCCCGAAAGCGCGTAGGTGGCCCGACCGATCTCCCCCGGCGTGAAGTCGAAGGTCAGCGAGTCGGCGATCAAGTCGCGCAGGATGATCCGCCCGCCGTTGCTTCCCTCGTTCCCGAAGTAGAGCGCGGAGGTGATGATGCCGGTCGACGTCGGCGTGAACGACCGAAAGGTCGCGACCGGGCCACCCGTGAGCCCTGCCGCCGCGTAGAGTGCCTCGATCCCGTCGTCGAGGACGAAGTCGGACGCGACGACGGGGTTCGACGCGGTCGCTCCGTTGCCTTTCATCGGGACGACCATCTCGAACGAGTCGATCGTCCGGGCGGAGACGTCCGAGAAGTCGCGCGTAAACGATCCCGAGACGACGGCCTTGTCGATCGAATTCCGACCGAGGGAGAACGAGATCCCGCTCTCCGCCACGCCCCCGGACGGGTCGCCCAGCACGGCCCCATCGGTGACGTTGTCGATCGCTCCGCCCGCCCCGGAGCCCGATCCGATCGTCGGCATCGTCGTTGCCGTGCCGAGCGCAGACTGTGTCGCGAACGCAGCCCCTAGAAGAAAGTCGATCTCGGCCATCCGTTACGCCTCCAGCGCGATCTCTGCGCGCACTACTGCCGACCAGGTATTCCCGGCCCGTTCTAGATCCTGAGCGAATTCGATCACGGGGCGCGGCTCGCCTCGGACGGAAGTCATCGCCGCCCAGAATGCAGGGTCAGCGAGCTCCTCGGTCGCGTAGGCGAGATTGCGGACGGCGTTCGCCGTGTCCCCCGTGAAGCTCTCCCGGTAGATCGTCGTGATCGTCGCAGAGACGACGACGACGGTCTGGTTCGATCCACGGTCGACGACCTCCGACCCCTCAAGCGACGGGATCGCCACGTAGACCGAAGCCGGGAACCATTGGTTCTCCGGCGTCCCAGCGTCCTGCACCGACCAGACGACGCGAGACGCGCCGGATAGCGCCGTGTCGATGTCGGTCACGAGGTCGAGGACCGTCGGCATCTACTCGTACCTCACGACGGTTACATCGGCCGAAATCGTATCGTGCCCGCCCTCGACCTCGGCGACTTCCCATGCCGAGACGTAGGCGTCCTCGACGATGCCCGCGCCCGAGACTCCGTCGAGATACTGATCGGCGCGAGCGGCGGCGAGGATCGCTTCCCATTCGGTGAAGCGGTCGTCCCGGTCGATCGTCTTCGACCAGAGGATCGTCATCCGAAACGTGTAGGTGATCTCTAGAGCGCCCCGCTCCAGGCGGTCGATCGAGGCGGAGACGGCGCGGACGTGTCCGACGCGGTCGGCCCCCTCCAGGACGGCGAGCGTGCGCTGGCCGGTCTGGATTTCGACGTTAGGGAGCCCCGTCTCGATCCAGCCGGAGATCGCCGTTTCGATGTCCTGCGTGACGCTCATCGCGACCGGCTCCGCACGCGCTCGATCCACTTCCGAAAGATCGGGACGCCCCGCTTGTTCAGGATGTACTCCGCGCCCGGCTTCAGGAACGGACGCTTCGGGTACGGCCCCAGGCCCAGCTCGTGAACGGGGCCGTATCGAAGGCGCGTACCGACCGCGTACTGGTTCCGCGCGCGCTGGCTACGGTCGACTGCGATCGAGCCGACGAGCCCGCGCCCGGCGTTCCGGCTCGTGAGCTTTCGGGGGAGCGGCGGCGCTTTCTTCCCCCGACCTCGCGCGATCTCCTTCAGCTTGACCCGCGTCGACGTCTCCTCGGCGAGCTGCTCCAGTACGGGCGGGATCACCTGGTTCCGCTCCTTCGGAGAGAGGTCGGAGAGCAGGCGACGGATCCGCCGGGAGTCGGCCAGATTGAAGCGGACGCCAGATTCAGGCATCACGCGACCCGCCGGTAGCGTCCGAGAATCATCCGAGAGGCGGGGAGCTGCCGCAGGCTCTGCGTGAAGTAGTCCGCGCTCCCCGTGTCGGCGTTCGCCTGCGCGGAAAGACCGAGACGGCCCGAGCCGACCGACAGGCCCGACTGCTTCACCATGAACGCAGCGATCTCGCGCGCTGCGAATTCGAGGTCGTCGGGAACGGAGCTCGTCGGTGTGTAGTCGACCTCGACGACGCCTCCCCACGAGGTCGCTCCGCCGTAGCTGTCCGCCTCGCGCCAGAGGACGCGGTCCCCCTGCAATCGGTAGCCGGACGCGGAGAGCGTTGCCCCGTTGACGCGCACGGCGTCGATCGACGCGGCGGGTCGCTCCAGGAGGACGGCCCCGAGAGGGTGATCCGTCCGCTCCCCCACGATCGGCTGCGCGTCGAAGCTGTTCCCGATATAGCCGGAGATGGCGGCAGAGACGGCCGACACGATGCTCTCGATCCGAGCGTCGTCGCCCTGCCCCGTCACGCCCGCGTAGGCTTTCACCTCGGAAACGGTCGTCAGGTCGGCCACGGGCTACGCCTCCGGTTCGGGCTCCGGATCGTCGCGCACGGGCGCGGGGGCGGCTGCATCCCCGAGCCCGTGCGCTTCGATCCATTCGGAAACCGAGGCGGGCACTTCCACGCCTGCGGCTTCCGCCTTCGGGAGCATGGCGGCGAGGCGCTTCCGAATCCGGTCGGACGTCTGCCCGCTGCCGACGATGCCCCGCAGCTTCGCCGCGTATCGGTTCGTCGGTGCGGAGCCTTCCGCCTTCTCGTTTCGCTTCGCTGCCATCATGCCCCCACTGCGTCAGACGCCTACTAGTAGACGATCTTCCGCCATGCGTTGTTCGTGTCGACCGCGCTGGTCGGGATGACGCGACCGTCGATTCGCTGGTCGATGACCCACGTCGACTGCTGCGTCGTGCCCGAGACGTCCGAATAGACCCGGATCCCCGCGCGCTGCCCGATTGCGTAGTAGAGCGGGTTCCCGAAGTAGATCACGTCATCGGCGACCGGGAACTCGTAGACCGGCTTCCCGAAGAGGAACCCCAGCGCCGCCGGATCCGAATCGGTCATCGGGAGCGGAGCCTGGAGGCTCGACTGGAAGATCGGCATTCCGATCGTATCCACGAGGGAGACGACGTCGCCCAGCGTCGAAGCCGCCATGAGAAAGACCGCCTCGCGGCGATACTGCTCCGGCAGTCCGTAGTAGATGTCCACGATATCGCCGTAGGCGATCGAAGACGGCGTCGCCTCCGGGACGTCGGTGATCGTCGCCCCGTCGAGCCCCTCGGTGATGTCCGACCCGGTCCCGGTCGAGGTCGCGAACTGGTCGTTCTCCTCGGATCCGATGGCCTGCCCAGCGACCCGCGTGAGCTGATTCACCAGGTTGAAGGCGGAGTCCTCCAGCATGTCCCGCGACGCGCTGTACTGGACACCCATCGAGCGAGCCCGGAGCAGCGCCGAGTCGACGGTCGGCGTGTTGTCGGAGAACGCGGCGTTCTCCGCACGGGTCGCGGCCGTCGTCGTCGGCAGGATCGGGATCCGCATCACCTGCGCGGACATCGGGAAGACCGTCGCGAGCGCGCGCATCTTGGAGATGCGATCACGCTCGACCATGAGCTGCCCCGACAGAGGGAGGGGGAGCAGCTCCGCGCCCGATCCGTCCGCCAGCGGGTTCTCGCCCGTGGTGTCGCCCTCCAGGAGCGCGGCACGAGACATGCCGAGCGACTCCAGATAGAGGTCGTTGACCTCGTGGTACGCCCGGATGCGGCCCGTCACGTCGCCGAGCTGGACGGCGTGCGCCCAGCGCTTCGCGGCTTCGTCGATCTTCGGGTTCCGCGACGCCCGGAATTCCTCGCGGGCCGTCTCGGACAGGCCGCGCTCCATCTTCCGGTACTCGCGTTCGATCACGAGCCCGCCGACCGTGAAACGGCTGGCGCTGATCGTGTCGCCCCGGCTCTTCTCGGTCTTCTCGTCGTCGTCGCCCCGCTTCGGGATCGGCGGCTTGTGGCTCCGCTGCTCCTCGATGCCCTTCGCGAAGTCGCGAACGGCGGAGACGGCGGCTTCCCGCGCCTCGTCGCGAGCCGCGTCGAATGCGCCCCGCAGGAGCGTCTGCATTTCTTCCAGGGACGCGCCCTCGCCCTTGCTTTCGATCTTCTCTTCACTCATAGAGAGATTTCCCCGTCACGTCGCCGAATACCTCGGCGAGCGTGTCTCGGAGGTCTTCCCCGAATCGCGCGCTGTGCGCCTGCTCATCGCGAGCAGTCTGGAGGAAGACTTCCAACGGCGACCGCGTTTCAGCCGGGGGGACATCGCCCTTTGAGGTCAGAGCCTCGAATTCCCGAATCCGCTTCCCGAGCGAGGCGATCTCTCGCTCAAGAGCGTCGATGATTTCGCCCTCTCGGCTCTTCGGAGCGTCGTCGAGGCGTTCGCAGAGAGAGTGCCACATCGCCCGCGAGAGGTCATCCGGGGCCGCTTCCGCCCGCCCGATCACGGCGCGACGGTCGGCGGGGATGGCGACGATGCTCTGCTCGATCGCGCGGCTCTTTTCGAAGTAGAGCCCGAATCGCTTCCGAGCGTCGGGCTCGTCCTTCGACACGGCGGCGGGATGGCTCTTCGGCAGGAGCCGCCGCTCCGCGTGCTCGACCGAATCCCAGGTCAGCGAGACGCCCGAGATATCGCCCGAGGCGATCCCGTCGACCAGGTCGCGACGAGCGGCTAGCGCCTCCCCGTCTCCTGTGAGCCGAATCTGCCCGACGCCCCGCACGACGGCCACGCCGTCCCGCTTCTCTGTCCGGATGTTCGTCACGTTCCCCAGGTTCGCGACGACGCTGCGCGCGTGATCGACCTGCAAGGGGAGGCGGTCGGGGAATTCGATCCCTCGGACGTTCAGGATATGGCCGTCCGACGCCTCGCCCTCGGACGCGAGCGTCATGTCGAATTCGCCGGAATCGGTGTCGATGCGCGAGTCGAGCCGCGCCAGTCGTTCGTATTTCATTCCATCGGCTCCCCGGCGAGAATCGCCGTCGTGAAACACTGGCAATTGATGCCGTTGCCGGGAGACAGGCGACCGCCGCCCTCGGCGACCCCCGGTCCCTCGGCCAGCTCTCCGTCGCCCAGCATGAACGGCTCGCCGAGACGGCGCGTCTGCCCCTCGGTCGCACGGTGCGAGTCCCGCACGGTTTCGTCGAGCGCGGTATGCCATCGCTTCCCGACGACGATGTCGCTTTCCCCGTACCCCGCGAGCTGCCCTTCGGTCGTGACCGCAAGCACCTCCGTCCGCGCGATGCGGAGCGCCCGGTGTTTCGAGAATTGGTTGAATTTCCGGCGGATCGCCCGAGCCTGATCGTCTGCGCTCGCGCCGTCCTCGATGCCCTTCGCGATGACCTTCCGAATCTCTCGCTTGGTTGCCTCGTTCACGAGCGTGACGAGCTCCGCGCCGCGTTCGCGCATCGCCTTCTCTGCTGCGATGTCGAACGAGAGCCGGTTCGGCACCTCCAGGGCGGCGAGCGTGTTCTCTCCGGCCTTCGAATAGGCGTCGATGTGGATCGGCGTGACGAGCGTCGTGAAGACGCGCGCCATATCCTCGGAGGCGAAGAGGTCGTCGATCCAGTCGTTCCGCGAATGCTCTGCGCGCTCGTTCGCCGGAGCGTTCCGCAGCGCCTCCAGCGTCATCGCCTTCTGTGCCGCGAACGCCTGCCGGACAGCTCGCCGCATCTTCGGGACGAAGAGCGCTTCGCTCTGTAGAAGCCGGTTCCACTGGGCCTCGGCGGTCATTCGCTTCCGCACGCGGGCGGTCAAGCCGTCAAGGGCGCGCGAGCGATCCTCTTGACCCTCTCCGCCCTCTTCGGGATCCTCGTCAGCGGGCGGCGGCGGCGATCCCCCCGGTGGCATGATGCCCTCTCCTCCGTCGTCGCCCTCGAATCCGTCCGGGTCGTACGGCTGATCTCCGAAGGTGCCGACCGGCAGCTCTCCCCACTCTGCCACTTCCAGCCCGCGATCGGTGCGGACCTGGTTAATCGACCGGACCTTCAATTCGAGATCCTGCCGCTCTTCCCTGAGCCGGAGGTCTTCGTCGTCCTGAATGAACGGAACCGGCGCGACCCGAATGTCGGGGCCGAATTCCGGCTGTGCGAGCTGGTACGTGATCGCGTCACAGACGAGCCCGACCTGGGGCGCGATGGCCTGCCGATCGAAGACGAGCCGATTCGTATCGGCGGCGGCGCGGTTCGCGTCGACGACGTCGCCCACGATCGAGCGCGGGACGCCGTTCGCCATGAAAATCTGATCCCGGAGGTGCTCTTGCATCGCTCGCGCGTCGGCGAGGTCGGACATGCCGGTCAGCTCCTGGAGGTCGACGTCGGTCGGAAGCCACGCGGGCGTCCCCCGCTGTTTCCCGCCCCGCCTGTTGTAGCGGTTCACCCAATCGGCGAAGAATGCGTCCCGCTGGTCGGCGTCGGGCATCACGGCGTTTTCGCCGCTCTTGAGGACGATCTTCGGGGTCGCGTCGTTCCGGTAGTGCTCCCGGACGGTCGTCGAGAGGAAGGTGGAGGCGTCGAAGTCGCTCGCCTGCGGCCCGATCACGCCGACTCCCTGGAACGGGTCCGCCGGGTCCGGGTCGTAGACGAAGATGACTTCGTCCGCCGAGTAGCGAAATTCTCCCTGCTCCCCGTGAAAAATGTATCCGGCGAGCGGGTTCGCGTCTCCGGCCACCTTCTCGACGTTGCGCGGCGACATGGGCCACAGCTCGCGAGGGGCTCCGACGCCGTTCGTCACGACGAGCCAGAACGCCTCGCCCGTCTGCGTCAACCAATAGCTTGTCAGCTTCAGAAGCTGCCGCCGGGAGAGGACGGGGTTCGGGCGGTCGATCAGCGCCTGAAGGGGATGGCCGTCGTCGACTTCCCACTCGGCAGTCATCGCGTCCGACATCGTCCGGCGTTCGACGCGCAACTCGATGTCCGAGAACCGATTGGCGACGGCGCGCGCGGCGATGGCCTGCGCGCTCGCGAATCCGTCCGTCACGAGCTGGGCGGGCGTCGGCTGCTGCTCCGTCCCCGTGATCCCCTGCCGGAAGCTGCCGAACTTGTAGAGCGGCGGCAGCAGCGCTCGCGACTGCTCTCGCTCGACCGGGGCGACCGAAGAGGTCATCCGTCCAGGCGTCCGAATCCCGATCCAGTCAAGCCAGCCCATATCAGCCCCCCAGCCCCACGATTTCGCGGCTTGTGTGGATCGAGACGACGCCGGATACGGAAAGCGTGATTTCGATTCGTACGGCCTGATCCAGCGCGAGGTCGGCGTGGGTCGATTCGATCGCCCCCTGCCTCCCCCAATCGGTCGCGCCGACGACGGGCGTCCCGTATTCGCTCATGGCGATGTCGGCCCCGAGCTTCGCCATCACGCGCGACCCGGCGGCGGCAGCGGAGGCAAGCCCCGTCGTGACCGTGATCGTACCCGCCGTGAGGTCGCGAGCCGTTACCAGCCCCGCATCGTGGATCGAGTCGTCGTCGAGCTCCACGGCGACCGAGTCGACGTCGACCTCGTAGAGCGCGGGGTTCGCGACGGAAAGCGTCGTCTGCGAGGTCGCCTCGTCGGCGTCGAGCGTCGAATCTTTCCGGTCGTCGTAGAGGCGGGCGGTGCAGGTTCCGCCCGTGATCGTCGTCCCGTCCTGAGTGTTCGTCGGGGCCACGAGCCGGAGCAGGTTGTCGGAGCCGTATCGGATCATTCGGCGACCTCCACGTCGCCGGAGACGACGCCGGACAGGTTGATGCGCGCCGTCACGGTCGGGCCGTTCTCGATTTCTGCGGTCACGGTCCCGTCGAGCGTGACTCTGGCCGAGACGGAAGAGGGCGGCGGGTCGGTGTATTCGACCTCCAGCGTCGGAGGCGTGGAACCGATTGCGCCCGCCGACGAATGGAATGACGCCCACGCGGTCGTCGACCCTATCGGGATCGTGTTGTCGGGGAAGACCTGGATGGCGATCGGGATGCCCGTCGCTCCGTCCTGATCGCGGAGCGACTGATTCGCGGCGAGATAGTCGTTCAGCTTCGCGACGAGCGTATTCGTCCCCGTCGCCGTGCCGCCCGTGAGTGTTCCGTCCGAGAGGATCAGCTCTGAATTGAGCAGGCTGAGATTATTCGCCTGCGAGAACGCGACAGCGTCCCCCTGGAAGATCGTGAAGTCGTTCGGCCCCGCAGTCGAGCCGGAGACGCTCCACGGTCGCGGGACCTGATTCTGGAAGGCGTAGGCGTCCCAGCAGAGGGCAGATTCCCAGAACGTATCCGGCTTTAGCCAACCGGCGCGGATCTTGCTTGTCTGCCCTACTCCGTTGATTTTATCCATGGTCAACCGGACGCCCGTCACGGTCGCAGCGGCGGGGATGTCGAGGTCGAAGCGGAGGGCGAACGAGCCCGCCAGGTTCGGCGGGATATTCAGGCCACCGTAGAAGGTCGCCGCGACGAGGAAGACGGGTAGGGCGCTGAAAATCGGATTCAAGTAGATCGTCGCGTCCCCGAGGTCGTCGAGGTAGGGGGTCAGGGAGACGGAGGGCATCAGGTCAGCCCGCCGGAGGCGAAGGGGGGTACAGATCGTCCCATGTCACGCCCTTCCGTACTGCTACGACGCCGTGCGCGCCGCTGACTGAGTCGACCCGGTCGTCGTGCGCGCCGCCGGGGAATTGTTCCAGCTCCCGAATCCAGTCGGTGAACCAGGAGCCGCGCAGGACGCCGACCCGTCCCTGCTCCGACGCAGACGCAAACGGCCCCGACCTCGTCACCTTCGACCCTGTGGGTCGGTCGAATCGTACCGTGAAGCCGTCCAGCTCGCGAGCGATGGCGGTCGCGGCGATCTTCCCCGAGCTGCCGGGCTCCTGCTCGATCCAGATTTCGACCTCTTTCCCGTCCGCCTCGGCCAGCTGGCGGATCCGGCGGACGGTCGGCCCCGGCTCCATTCGGAACGCCTCGACGTCTTCGACGACGAAGTCGACGTCGGCGTCGTCGACCCGCGCATAGAGCGTGCCGACGCTGCGATCGGGATCACGCCCCGGCTTCGTCTCGGTCGCAGCTAGGTCCCAGTAGCGGACCCGTCGCCGGACGCGCGGCATCGCGTCGAGGATCGGGAACCATTCCCGGCGGAAGAGCGCTCCAGGGGGACGCGCGTCCCAATCGCCCTCCATGAGCTGCGCGCGCTCGTACGGGTGGAGGTCCGCCAGCGACTGCTCGTACTCGTCGGCGTCGAGGTGCGGGTTATCGCGGATCTTCGACGGGATGAACGCGCGCCCGTCCGACAAGAAGGTCGCCGCGTAGTTGTTGCCACCCACCGTTTCGCCTTCCAGAAGGAAGCGCTGCCGAACCCAGTCGTGACCCTCGCCGCCGGGATTCGATGTCGAACGGACCCGGATCGGGATCGTGCTGTCGACCGTTCGGCGCTGCCGCGAAAAGGCGATGTAGGTGTATTGCCCCTCCAGGAATTGCGTCAGCTCGTCGAACCCGACGAAGTGCCAAGCGCCGCCCTGGTACTGCTGCCTATCCTTGAGGTGCTGACAGTGGCCGAAGTCGAGCGTTGCTCCGCTGGGCAGCTTCCAGCGGGTCGGCAACCCGTTGACGGTGTCGATCCCCTCGGCTTGCCGCCCGAGCCACTCTTCGGCCATCTCTAGCAGCCCCTCGGAAATCGAGAGCTGCTGAAATGTCCGCCGAAGGATCAGCGCGCGGTATTCGGGCCAGTCGGCGAATTGCAGCGCCGCCGCCAGCAGGTAGTACGACTTGCCCCCGCCTGCGGCCCCGCCGAAGAGCGCCTCGCGCTTCCAGTCCATCGCGAGCGCGAGCGTCTGCCTGGAGGTCGGCTCGATCGGGAGGGAAAGCGTCGTGGGCCACACGAGCTCCCCGAGCTGCCATGCCATCAGTGAACCGTGGGATCCGGCTCGCTGTCGAGGTCGACGCCGAGCTGCGCGGCGACGTCCCGCCGTCGCTCCTCGGTCGGGGGGAGGCGGGGCGGTTCCGGCTTCGCCTGCGGAGCCTCCCTGTCCGGCTTCGCCTGCGCGCCGAGAATCTGCGCGGTCGCGGCGAGCACCTCGCCCGGCTTCCCGGTGGCCGCGATCATCGCAAGCCGCAGCGCCTGCATCTCCGCGAATGTGACGCCGTCCGGGAGGAGCGCGCGAACCTCCGGCGAGACGCGCGTCAGAAGCTCTTCCGGGATCTCGTCGGCGAGGATCGCGTCGAGCGCCTCCCGGAGCCTGCGGCGGCGGCGAAGCTTCTCGGAGCCCCCTCGTGGATTCCCCGACTGACCGGGCCGGAAACGGGTGATTTCCCCTGCCATTGCCCTGCGATCACCCTGCGGGAGCCGCGTCGATCACGCCCTGGAGGAGCCGCGCGACCTGCCGATTCGAGCGGATCATCTCCCGCGCCAGCTCACGGTCGGCGCTCGGGAGGATCGCCCGCGTCTTCGACAGCTCGCTCCGCAGCTCGATCGCCTCTTCGGCGCGGTCGAGAAGCTGATCGAGCTGCCGCTCCCGGTTTCGGAGTCGGCGACGGAGGTCGCGGACGTCTTCGCGGAGCGTGCGGAATTCAGCTGCGCGCTCTCGGAGCCCGTCCCGGAGCGTAACGATCACCTCCCGGTCGACCTCGGCTTCGCGCAGCGCTTGGAGCGCTTCAGTCTTCGTCATCGGCTGTTGCCTCCCCGGTCGAGCGTAGCGCGACCTCATGATCGAGCAGCAGCTCCATAGCCGGGGATCGCTGCGCCG